TAGTTCTATATCTTCTACTGTATTATATACCGTTTCACTCATTGTCTTCAACTCAGTTACCTGAGAGGTATCTAATAAGCTATGCTCTATGGTTAGCGTGGGGTTTCTTAAGTCTGTTGCTTGATGACCTGAGCTATTACTGCTCTCATCAAAGCTAAATCTTACAGTGATATCATAATCTGATTGACTGTTAATACCCTGTGTATAACTATCTGTATAAGTTGAGTAACTACCACAGTTATATCCACTGCAACCTGGAATAGCTACATCTCTTATCTGCGTAGTAACTGTGCCGTTTGCATCAGTTATAGTCTGAGTCATTTTAATTTCTTGGTCGTATTGATTCCAACCCCACATGTCAGCACCAAGCGTTGAAGTCCATCCACCATTGATTTGACTTGCATTAAGGGTGTCACTGAGGGAGACAGTAGATTCCACATTACCCCCATCTACCCCAGCTATTGTACTTGTACCATGTCTTGACGACTGGTTAGTACCTGTCCATCCATTAGTAAAGTCTTGAGATAAAAGATTGTCAGTCGTATCAGCATATGATATGTTGAGAGAGAGAGCAATTAATATTAATAACTTATTCATTCTCTCTTACTCTCTTACTAGTTGTTCCATACCATGCTTCTCTTATCATTATAAGTTGTTAGCTTAGTCCTATGAAATCCACCTATTTCTTTCCATCTTGCTTTAGCTTTATCACCTATCAATCCATCCACAGGACATGGCGAACCAGCGTTCATCATGGATTTCCAGACGCTTTCATCCATACAGGCTCTTGCTATTGCGGCTACCTTCATACCAAGTTTAGCTAATACAGAAACTGACAAACGCATTTCGCACATTGGATCAACATAATATGAACCGAATGAACCACTGAAACCAATGACTGTAACACCAGCTGCCAATGGAATTACGCAACTCGACTGTCCGTAGACAGACATAGAAGGCGCTGAGGCTGGATTTACGGCTGTTTTAGTATTCGTGCTATTGTTGGTGTCGTTATTTGTGGTAGTGCTGGAAGATGAGCCTGATTGATATGTGGTTGCTGATTCGTATGTGTCGATTAAAGTGTTGGTTCCTGTTGAATTGCTCTGGGTATTAGACTTAGAACCTGTGCTAGTTACATCTGCAATAGCATCTGTTATTCCGTAAATTAATATAGCTATCAATAGAAGTATAAAACATTCTTTTATTCTTGCTATCATTTCTACCTCCTAACTGTCGAAGCTCCAAAATATAATCCTACTATTGATGATACGACATGCGTATCTAAAGGCGTAATGATTAAACCAGTCATTGGTTTCCATTGTGTAACATCTACTGAATATGAAAATATCCAAAATCCTTCCATAACTGCTTCGGTATAACCTACATAAATAGGAGTTTCAGGTGCAATAAAAAATACAAGTTTAGGTAATACTAAAATTGAAAACACACACATTAATGCAATGTATCTTCTAGTATTTTTTGTAAAAGAATCTGTAACGTCTCTTGCTTTGTCTGCTTGTTCAGCTACAAAACCAGCTCGTGCCATTAAGTTCTTTTGTTCGTCAGCTTTATCTTTGGCTTTCTGAGCCATGATGCCTAGTACTCCACCTAGTATTGTACTTGCACCCATGCTTACTAATTCCATTGGTATCATTTCATTCTCCTTACATACTCTGAACCAGAAAGCCATTGAGAAAACTTTTTGCTTTGGTCGTTTTGTATAGCCCTATCAACATTTTTATTTGATTGAAAGTTTCCTAATAGACCTGTTGCTTTTTTAATTGGTAAAGTTATTTGATTACCTTGAAACAGAGAACGCTTATAAGCATATTCAGGTTTTAATTCTTTAAGGGATGCTTTACCGCTTTTATGAAATTGTTGTACAGTTGGGTATACTTTATTATAATCACTCGAAGTAAGTATAGAAGCTTTACCTCCACCTTGAAGATTAAGTCTTAATCCTTTTGAATCTAAAGTTCTTTTAACAAATGTTTTATTTTTATTTTTATTTAAAACGTTTCTAAATAATATTTCTTCTTTGTTTGTAACTTTAAAATAATTTTTCATTCTGTCATCCTCCAGCCTAGTATGGCTATTACTATTGTCCCTACCCAGACAAATACTTTAACTCCACCTATCCCTGTGTTTATTATTCTATAAAGATCAATGATGTCTTTACTGTTTTGTTTAACAGTTCTGTCTAATGACTCTAATCTTTCCATCAAGTGTTCGTTAGTTACTTTCATCTTGCCAACGCTATTACGCCGTTAGTTCCGACCAGTGGCATCTCAGCAAAGGCGATATAAATAAATGGTACACCAGCTCCATTTTCTCTTGCATTACCAGCTTTCCATTTAAACCCATTTGAATAATAATCAACTGGTGAATTACTATCATCTTCTGCTACTGGGTCTTTTAATGATAATCTTTGTGCGATAGGATTCCCACCTATACCAAGAGCACCAGCTTTTGTAATTATAGTGCTACCAGCATCTTGAATAAGCCATTGCTCGTTTCCATTTTGTTTTTTAGTAATGGTCATCGCTGGTCTAAAACCAGTATAAATAAAACTTCCATTAGCATTTCCGTTTCCAGTATATGAACCAATGTCGCTGTAACCTTGAATAGGAGTCCAAACATAAGCTACATAATTTTCTCCATCTGCATTACATCTATGGTCTGTACCTACTGTAAAGACTGATGAAGTTGGAGCTGTATCATTCCAGAAAGCTGCTGAATCTTGTGTACCACTTTCATTACTCCACCCATAATAATCTGTTTGAGGGTCTGTTACTCCAATCGCATCTTGCTTCCCATGAAATAAACTCCAATGGTCTGCGACACTTCTATTTTTAATTGATATGTAAGCTGGTGCTGCACCAAGTCCATGAGCAATTGTACCCACAGCTCCAGTGCCGACATAATCTATGATTGCAAAGCCACCAGCAACATTAACTTGGCGACCACCACCTGGATTATTACCATTTTCAGTAAAGGTAGTTCTACTCCCCCCATTTGCTTTCCAATTCCATGAACGGAATTGTTTAGATGCTGTGTTAGTTAAAGCATCACCACCAGTTAAAGTATATCCATCTGATGTAAAACTAGCTATTCTTGTATTTGTATCTTCAACTGGAGAACCACCTGAAACATCATTAGTATAAATATTTTTAGTATTACCTCTTGAGCTGTCCACTGTATTCCAGTTAGAAGAATCAGGTCTATTCTTAGTAATAATTAAATCAGGTTTAAAACCCATTCCACTAATTGTTGTTGTGCTATTACTACCAGCATAGGTTTTTTGTGAGCAATGTGCTGATGGTTTGTCAATGGTTGTATATGCCATATCGTTATCCTGTGTTCTTAATATTCTTAGTACATATTGCTAAGAAATTTGTTGGTGGAGCATATTCAAAGACTCCCTCTCCAGCAGAGTCTGCATTTCCACTAGCTACTGCATCTACCCCAAATCTTCCTTCCCCAAAGTTGAGTTTTTGTGCTGCTGCGTTTCCAAATCTATTATATTCTGAGTGACCTGTTCTATAAAAAGCACCAGTTGGTGTCCATGTTTTATGAGCATTAGCACCTGAAGCTATTTGAGCTGATGATGTGGTCGTGGTTGAGCCTGGAACAGTATTCCATGTACCATTAATTCCCCACCAAATTTTACCAGCATCTAAATCAAAGGCACACATACATATCTGACCATTGGTCGCTGGTGATATAGCTGAGTTAGCATCACTTGAATTGGTAAGCCAAGTAATTTCTATATTATCTCCTCTAAAAATTACTGGTGTTGTACTGCCAACTCTAAATCCAAATCCATCTCCTTCGTTACCCTGATACCATGGAGCGCGTTGAGTATCTAGAATCAATTTAGATGAAGCTAAAGTGTTTGCTTTGCCTATACCAAAATTACTATACATAGCTGGTGAGGTGTATTTCATTTCGTAATACCATTTACCACTAGCCATACCTAATGTTCCAGTTATTCCTTTTATACCATCTGCTCCTGTATTAGCATCTTCCCACCCTGTTCCAGCATATTTAATTGCAGTTATAATGTTAGTTATGTAACCCTCGTTTGCATTTAATGTGTTAAATAAATTACTAGGAGTTGATATAGATTGTTTTAAATTTCCACTGACTGTAAAAGTATTAGAGTTACCTGATGAATCTGTGCCTAAAGCTCCAGCGTTTTCAAATTTTAAGAAAAACCCTTCATCACCATAAGTAACTGATGGGCTAAGTATTGGTTTCCATTCACCAGTAGTAGAATCTGTTTCTCCAAACACTGTACAAGCTGATGCAGTCCCATCTACAAAATTTATGTGAGCTAGTTGTCCATCGAAAAATTGTGAGTTACTACCCCCATATCTTTGACAACCTATTCCCCAAGATTGAGCTGCACTGTTCCAGTTAAAATCTGTGTTTTGGTTAGGATAAGTTGGACTAGATAGACCTGTTATTCTTTCCCCATTAATCCATATTTGTACTCTGTCAGCAGCTGTCGATTGTGTTGAATCAAGTATAAAGTGAAGATGATACCAAGAAGAACAATCAAGAAGTAATCGACTCGTTTGTACTATCCATTGCCCAGCTTGACCATTGTAATCAAATATTTTTAATGCCCCATTTGGTTCAAATCTTATAAATGAATTTATACTACCTGTACTTCCAGTACCCATTATAGTTGTTTGAGTTCCTACACTTGCTCTTTTTAGCCAAAAAGAAATAGCCATAGTTCTTCTATTACCATTGCTTGAAAATACTTTAGTTAAAACTGAATTAGCCATTAGTTAAATTGTCCTGAGTTTTCCATACCTACTGAAACACTGATAGAGAATGCCCTGTCAACGGTCTGAGACTCGTTGTCAGTTAATCTTAAGGTAAAGTTATACACTGTTGTTGAAGTTTGTGAGCCATTCTCAGTTCCAGATATTACACCTGTTGAGGTGTTTAAACTAAGTCCGGATGGAAAAGCTCCAGCTGTTTTAGAGAATGCTACTGTTGAATCACTGCTACCATCTACATCAAAGCTCATTGCAGATGCTTTATCTGCTTCGCCCAGAGAACCTGAATTTGTACTAAATGTAGGAGCATTTGATACTACCAATAATGCCGAGCTTGACCTCACTGCTAGTCCATCAGGATTTTCAATTCTTAAAAAGTAAGATGCTTTAGTTGATAGGTTTACTGTAATCGTTAATTGAGTAGCGCTGTTTCTTACTACTGTTAATGGGTAGCTAATAGCTCCACTTGTATTTATAATTTCTACATTAGGTGTAACTACAAAGTTTGAACCTGTGATCACAATTGTTGTTGCTGTTGAGGCTAGTGCTATTGATGGGCTTATGCCTGATATTGTAGGTTTAGTCTCACCAACTGTCACACTTCCACCCAGACTAACTGCACTTCCATTAATGGTAATAGCGGAAGCTGCCAATTTGGCAATAGGAATGCCAGCAAGAGTAATGTTTAGTGTCTCATTGCTACCATCATTAGTCTCGGTGAGAGTAACACCAGTACTTCCTGTAGCCGTTAGCTTAGCTAACAAACCACCAGCACTGCTGTCGTTTGAGGAAACTTTTATATTTGAATCTGTTGCTGCAACTGAAGCCCATGCTGAACCTGAGTAATACTTAAAGGTATTAGATGAGGTATTGAAGTTTAAATCACCAGCATTTAAAGATGAATCTGGATCTCCACTAGTCACTCTATATCTATCTGCAAAACTATTTAATCCAGTTATATTGCCAGCTACAGTAGTTACATTAGATGCAATTCCAGCTACCGAAGTAACGTTTGATGCAATCCCAGCCACTGTTGTAACGTTAGATGCAATACCCGCAACGCTTGTTACGTTACTTGCAATACCCGCTACTGAAGTTACATTCGCAGCAATGTCTTGAACCGCTGCTACATCACTAGCTATGTTAGATACTGCTGTTACATCTGACGCAATCGCTGCAATCGTTGCAACACTTGCTGTGCTATTACTTACATCTATTGTGCCATCACTAGCAAAAGCCATTACCTTGCTTGCTCTAGTAGCTTTAGCTGGTAACGCCATGTTTGCTGCAATTGAATCTGTGTCTAATAATTTGACGGATCTATCTATGTGTTGGTCTAAGTCTGCAAGTTTTGCATAGACTTTATCTAAATCTGTATTAAGAGATTTCATGTCAAACGAACCAGATGACGGAAAGTCTGAGGCTCTTTCTATTACAATATCTCTTATGATTGTAATAATTGACCCATTAAGAATACCAGTAGCTCCTATAGTTACTGTGCCACCAGCACCAAATTCATAAGACTCATCACTATCTGAAGCTGTACCTGTAAGACTGTATTCTGTAACAGCATCAGCATTAGCATCATAAGTAAGAAGAGTTGTTCCGTTATATACCTTTATGTCAGTGACTGCAAAAAATTCAAAGGGTATAGTGAAAGTTAACTGATTTGCTGAAGCAGTATAAGCAACTCTTGGTGTATTTTTATTACTAGCTATTGTCATATCTTAAACTCTACTATACTCATAGTTAATCTACAATTGGCATAAGTATTTTATCTCTTACAAATTCACCAACAGCACTACCGCCTTTGTCTGCTGGTTGATAAACATTTTTTCCTATTGCTTGTGATGGAAACCAAGGGGGAACTCCCGGAGTCCTTAAATTATTATAAGGAATTATACTTTTAGCTATCCAGTCTGCTTGTTGATCGTCTGTTCCATTTTGATAAACATTCCACCCTTCAATTAAAGTTGAGGTTAAAGCTCCAAAGTTTCTAGAATAATTCAGACCATCATTAAAACCTCCATCGTAAGGATTAGGCATTCCAAATGTACTTCTTAGTCCATAATTGTAATCTGTTGCAACATCCATTGCTGCAGCAATATCCGCAACACCAGCCCCTCCTCCTCCAGATAAATAAGACTGTATTGATATTTCTGCGTAATCCCCCTCTTCAAACATTTTTTCTACTACGTCAGGATTTTTTATCCACAACCCTAATAAACCTAATAAAGCTATTGCAAAACTCCCCGCTACATATGAGCCTTCGTGTCCAGCAACAGCATTGCTTAATCTAGTTCTTGTAGCTGTTTTAGTCCAACTCAAAAACATCCAGTATATTTTGTTAAAAACATTTGCTACAGAAACATGGTGATTTTGTTTTTTAACTTTTGTTGATGCAGCTATTGCTCCAGCGGCTATTGCTCCAACAGGACCTCCCGCAACAAATCCAAGACCTGTTGCCACAGTTGTTAATCCGGGCTTAAAGAAAGGGCTAGTTGCAATTTCCATTCCTTTTTTACTATAAAGGTTAACAGCTCCTCCAGTAAAATTGTAATCAACATTAGCGTTTGGTGTTAAAATAGTTTTATCTACCGCATTAGCAATTGCCATTCTTATTTTTAAAGCAAAAGAATCAGCTCCGGGAATATTACTTAAACCCCATTTATGTAATTTAGGATGATATGCAAATGTATCTTTGTTATATGATTTACTTAAAGATAAAGTAAAAGATTTTTCCTTAACAATTCTTTGACCAAAAAGACCAGCATCATACAATCTCATTGCCACTTCAATATCTCCTTTACTAAAACCAAATTCTCTTAAAAATCTATTTATGTATTTAGGGTCGTCTCTTCCGGTAAATTTATTTTTACCTACTTTAACAAGGTAGTCTAAAATAGTATGAGTGTGATGTTTTCTGGCTATTTCTTTGTGCATCCTAGTGAACTGTGATAAAAATACTGATTGAAAGAAAAAAGTATTAAACGACTCCAAACCTTTTTCCGTCTTAGCAAGAAGAGACTCTCCTTTGCCAAGCAAAGACCTTCCCGCATCTTTAATAAGATTACCGCTTGGCTCTTCTAGTCTAGTTTTAATCCCAATTGGTATTGGATCATTTACAACATATCTATTGAACTGACCAAGATTAGCAAAATCTTCAAGAATACCTATTAAATACTGACTATCTTTTTTCATAATAATTTTTTCTTCTGGCGATAAAAGTAGTTTAAGTTGTTTCCCAGCGTTAATAGATTTAAAATGTTGAGCAAATCCTGAAACTAAACCATGCTGAGCATAATCTACAAGAGAAGTTCCTACCACCATAGACAGTTTTGCTGGCGTAAGAATACCTTTCCCTATGTTAGCAAGTTTAGTAGAAACCGCTCTAGGGTCTAAAGGTTGGTGAGTTTGATATTGTTTATTAACAGCATTTTCCCATGCAGATAAAACTTTGTTAGCTTCGTTTACCATTTTAGATGTAATTTTAGGAGCCTTTATCATTTCAGATATAATTAAATCTTGCATTCTATGCAGTTCCAATCTTCCATTTTTATCTCCAAAATAATTAACCATGCTTATAGCTACTCCAACAGATTTTTGATATTGGGTTATATTGGAAGTTAACGCTGTGCTTATAAAATCTACTGTTTTTCCTTCTTTACCTATAATAGATATGTCTACCATATTATTACTTGCTATTCTTATCCGTCTACCAATTAAAGAACTTATTTTATTTTTATTAGATTTATCCATAAACTCTTTTTGATAGCCAATAAATCCTCCTTCTATGTCAGAGTGAATTGAATTTACATCTATAATTCTAGTACTTGTTGCTCTTACGTTTTTTAATACTTTTGCAATAATAGCGTCTTTGTTTGGTAGAGAATTTAGTTTTTGTGTTATTAAAGGTGTAAGCTCAAACCATTTCATTTGAGTGCCATTTTGATTCATAGCATCTATACCTAATCTTTCAGCCATAAAATATGGATATAATACTCTGGTTTCATAAGTAAGATTATGGTTAATAATGTTGTCTACTAAATATTGTCTTGGATACCATTCTTTGTCTAGCTCATATTTTGGTTTAGGATTTTCTGCTATTAACCTATTTTCCTCTTTAACATTAATAGGCTCTTTTAAACCCATAGAGTTTCTTTCAGAAATTTGTTGATTTCTAGCTGTTTTTATAAAATCTTCTCCAGCTTTACTTAATTTTTTAATACCTTTATTGTGGTCATCAATTATTTTAATTTTATATTCTATTGATTTATTAAACTTTTCTTGTATATCAAATCTTGTCTCAGGAGTTTCTAACATTTTTAATCTATCTATGTCTGCTTTATATGGCTCCCAGTATTTTCTTGTTCTATTGACAGCGTTAATTACTCCTTGATCTGTTATCTGGCTAAAGTGTTCTTCCGTCATAGAAAGTTTTGCGATTCTTTCTTCAAATTCTTTTTTACGTAATTTTTGGTCTCTTGGAACTTCAGGTACTAAATTAGCTTTATCATCAATTAAATATTTTTTACTAGTACGTATAGCTTGTGCAACAGCATCTTTAGTTCTTACAACCGTTTGGTCAAGTTCATTCAATTGTTTTTGTGTATTAAAACGTGCACCCGGAAATCTATATGTAAAGTCTTGGTTATATAATCCAAGATAATATTGATTATAATCATTCATAATGTCTTCTGTAAATCTATTTGCAAGTGGTTGGAAAACTGTACGAGTCATCATATGAGCAGATTGTATTTCTCCAGAAATCTGAGTATGGCTAGCAAGAGCATTGTCATGAGAAAGCCTAGAAAAAGAACTGCCAATTTTATTTTGAACAATTATATTGTTATTAAATGCTCTAGTACCTATCTCTAAATCACCATAAGCATTCAATGCTTTGACAATATTACTAAGCAAAGGAATCCTTCCATAATCAGTTGTGCGGTCATCTATTTGTCTTGCCATTAAATCTCTAGATGCTAAGTCATCTATTCTTTCTTTATGTTGCAAAGCCGTTTCATTTGTTTTTTTAGGAAACTTAATTGACCTATAATATTCTTTTTTTAAAAACCATTTACCTAAATCATCTGCACTATTTATCATTTTATGCATTGACTCAGGAACCATATCTTTCCACCAACCTTTATTATAAAAAACATCTACAGTAACTTTATCGTAAATTATTTCAATAGCTGGCTGTGTTCCTTTTGATTTAACCTCTACTATTTCTATAGGCATATATTCCCAATCAGGATTTTGTTGAATCATTTTATCTGGGGCAGGCTTAGTTATAAGTATGCCTCCATCTTTATGGATAAAAGTATTTGTTGGTTTATATTCTGTTGTTGCAATTCCCACATAATCATCTCCAATTCTATATTGAAATGAATCCCAGTCTTCACCATCAAGATGTTTATTAATCTGGTCATTGATATATTTTTGTTTTAATTGTTCTTCTCCTCCGTGTGGGTCAAAATGTTTTTCTCTGTATTTACGACCAAATGCAACTTTTGAAAAATTTTGTATTGAAGGAATAGCAACTGCATGAACTGCTCCTCCCAATATAAAAGAGCCAACTATAATTGCTGGGCTTTGTAATGGAGTACCAAAAGGATCTAGCTTCCATCGGAGAGGTTCTAACGCTGCCGTTGTTACTGCAACTGAAGCCCCAGAAGTAATAAATTTTTCAAAAGTTTTCCCAGCAGTTGCTCCAACAATAGGAACATGCCAAGGCATGTTTTTAACAATTCCTCCTTTAAAACCTTTATCTAAAAAAGACATTATATACATTCCCGGACCTTTAACTAATCCAAATCCAGCAAAGTTTACTAAGTCTGTTAACCCCGCTAACAACATTGGAGCTATTCCTCCTCTTGCAGCTTTGTCATAGTAGTTTGCATTTCTGTACATTTGTTCTGCTAAGTAAAAAGCGTACTCTCTATTCACAACTCTCTCTTCTATAAACTTAGGACCATAACCTTTTGATATAATTGAAGAAAAAGCTGGGTCTGAAAAAACATCGTAAAGATTTCCTTTGTCATCGTACTGAGCTTTTTTATTTACAAACCCTATTTCACTCATTAAACCTACATGTTGTATAGATTGACCTCCATAACCAAGCATCCAATTTGCTTCATAAGCTTCACCAAACTCTACCTTGCTTTCATCTTGTGGGTATAAATTTTCTTTTCTTGGAGGTAAGTTTGAAACAGCACTATCATATCTTTGTTGGAGAATAGTAGTCATTTCTTCTTCGGTTTGAACTATATACTCAGGAGTAGGATAACCTAACTCTTTAGCTTCTTGGATAGTTCTTCCTTCTTTTCTTGCTTGGTCAATAAGGGCTTTAGAGTAATCTACATTGCCTCCAAAAACTGACTCTAGATAACCAACGTCATCGAATCTTGGTTGACCTGTTGTTGGAGAAATTTTCTTTTCAGCCATGATTACTCCTCTAATTTTTTTCTAAAAGTATCTTGTTCTGTGATGTAAAAATTACCGTCTTCGTCTACCAGCATTTCCCAACGACTTTTATTTTCATTCCATCCAGCTACATAGTATACGGGTCTATCAAATTCTTCGTTTTTAAAAGCTTTGTCTAAATTACGAGCAAAATTATGATCTCGTAACACATTGTAATCTGTTGGGATTAATCCTAACTTATCTGAAAATACTCTTTCACTAGTTTTATTAAAAAGTTTTCTGCTAGCTTCATTCATAGGTCTATCAATAAGCATATTCTGTATATTTGTTTGAGCGTTTTTTGTAGACTCACCTTCCATGCTATAGATTTGTTCGGATGGTAAAGCTACAAACGACTCTGTTGTATAGTCCTCATCTTTTCTTATCGTTTGAGAAATTCCTACTACAGCGTTACTTCTCCCAAATTTATATTTTATACCACTTGAAGCAAGAACATTTTTAATATGATAATTTATCTGTGTTTCGTTAAGAGTTTGTATTGATGAAGTTTCTATTTCATTAAAAACTTTTGATTTTAAACTAGAGATAAAATAAGTTCCCAATGTTAATTTGTCTCCAAACTTAGGATCGTTTGCAAGTTCAGTCATTAGTCTCTGGTGGACTGATTCAGAAAAAGCCCCAGCATCTTTCCAACTAGATGTGTCATAAAAACTTTCATAAACATCTCTTGATTTCTCTCTTACGTTTGTGTCTCTGTTAACTTGAACATTTGAAAGTACTTCAGTAAGACTTGCATCTGGGTCGCCCAATCTTGTAAGATTAATTTCGTCCATTAATTTTTTAACTTTAGCACTAAACCCCCAATCAACCTGATAATCAAAATTACCCTGAGAAGAACCTGAGCTATGAAGAATATTTAAAAGCTCATAATCCTCTTCAGTAAAATTTTTTGGATCTAAACTTCTTATTTTGTTTTGATATGTTTCTACTAGTGAAGCTGGTATAACTCCATGTCTTCTAACAATCTTTTTAATAGCATCTATATTGCTATAGACAGTATCTGAAGTGTAAGGCATCTCACCTTTGTTTAAGCTTAAATTAAGCTGGTGTGTAATTTTACTTCTTCCTTTTTCACTGTCCATCCAGTCTTGAAAATCTTTCTTTTTAATAGTATATTCTAGCCCTACACCGTTATTATGATTAGAAATATTCCTTTCAAATTGTTTGTTTGCACTTACTTCAAGTTGAAAAGCTTTAGATAATTCACTTGTAATTTCAACAGTCTTTTTAAGAAAATCATTAGTTGTTTCAAAATTACTTAAATCATTGTCTGAAAACTCATCTACCATTTTTTGAGTTAAAACAAACTTTTCTCCACCAGAAGACAATATAACTGACTTTGGACGGATTCCGTCCATGTTTACCATACTAAGAACTCTTTTTCTATTAACGTTTAACTCATTACTAGTTGTTAAATCTTTGCCATTTATCTCATCATTGGTTACTCCAATAAATTTAGAAAGTGTTTTTGTAATACCAAGCAAAGCATTTTTGTTTCCATTTGTTTTATTATAAAATAAATCTGCTTCAACTTTTGTCATTACACCATTGCTATAAAGTTCATCTGCGTGTTCTCTTATAAAATCACTAGAATAGTCTAAACCTTTTGTTGCCGCATCTTTAATGTCATTTGAAATATTTATTGTCTCATTGTCTAAAACAGCTTTAGATTCTTTTTTTCTTCTCTCTCCATAAGTACCCAGATAACCCAGCCCTTTTTGTTTTACTGTGCTGTCCCAATGATCTTTCATTAACTCGCCAAATTTTGGACCTAAAGTTTCTACATAGGTTTCCTTTAAAGAGTTTATGGTATTTTCTACAACCGAAGGAGAAAGGTCTTTTTCTTTTGCCTCAAGGTATTCTTTGCCAATAATACTTTCAACAAGACTTTGGTTCTTTAAAAGAAGTCTTTTGTTTGTAGTGGCTTCAAAACTTTTTCTTGCAGTAGCGCCTAAATAATCAGGTATTTCAGGTTGAAGAGGAATGTTTATAAATTCTTTTTCCCCATTTTCATCTGTAACCATGACTTCTTTATCTGCAAATTGAAAAGCTATTCCTTCTTCAGTACCTCTTTTTTCACCTTCTTCTTTTAAAGCTTTTAAAGTTTCATCGGCAAAATATTCTTGAGCTTGTGAAAACTTATTGGCTGTATTTGTTTTTATAGCGGCAGCTTGGTATAAACCTCTACCTCTATTTATTCCTATCTGTGGTCTGTAATCTACTAACTTAGCCATTAATTTATTTTATAACCTGTTGTTGGTCCTTTGTATGAATTATAGGTGCTTGTAACACTACTTCCTTTTGACTTATCAATTGGTTTAGCACCTGATATTTCACTAAAAGAACTTGTTAATTGTCTTCCTGTTTGAAACAAACTTAACGCTCTATCTGTTTTATAAGCTTGATTAGAAGCATCTTTTGCAGCTTCGTTATCAGAAATATTTGCAGCAGTAACTGTTTGAGACTCTAAATTAGATAAACCAGCTAAAGCTAAATCATCCCTTTCGTCATCATCCATTGTTTTAAAAGCTGCGTTAATAGATTGACCGCCTAATGTGATGCCTCTTGCAGCAAAAGTAGACAACATTTTTACTCTTTCTTTCTGGTATTCTTTGTTAATTTGATTAGAATCTAATATCATTTTTAAATTCTTCTGTTCCATTTCTGTTTTTAATCTAGTATCAGTTGCATCATAAGCTTTGTTTTGTGCTTTATTTGCTTGTCTTGCTGAGGCATATTGCATTACACCCATACCAACAGTTAAACCTATACCTATCATCCCAGTTGTTACAGCACCACCTACGACAGCAGCCGTGCCGTATGTTGCACCTGTCCCCGCTACTACTGCTAAAGTTACTGGATCACACATTAATAATAAATCTCCGATGTTATTCCTAATATTCTAAGAGGTAGAGGAGCTGATTGAGTTATAGTTAAATAAGGCTCATTATCATATCCCAAAAAAAACACATCTTTTTTTCCTGTAAAACTATTTAAAGCTGCTGATGTATCTAAGTTTGAAACAGTACCTATTAAAACATCTGTATCATTTACCCTTATATTATAACTACTTGATAGTTCCAGTATAGCTTTAGATATTTTTCTTGGTGCATTTGTCAAAGGAGATGCTCCTAAAGATCTAGCTATAGCTCCGTCTACAGGCATAGTATTTATTTCTAAAACATAGTTTAAACCTATATCTACAGCTGATGTTGCACTATCAAGAACAACAACACCACTACTATTTACTACACCATCTCCATAATAATTAATGCTTCCCCCTTCTACAGAACCCGATGTTCCGTAAACTGTTTTTAATCTCATGTCAGGAGCTGAATTTAATCCAGACCATGTTCTAGAAGAAGTAAAAGTAAGAGCAACATCATTGGCTGTACTCTTTGCAGCGTTAACTGTGATAGAATATTCATTTGAATTAGAGGTAGCTGAAGCTGCGTTAACTGTATAGACAGTAGCATTTCCAGCAAAAGTAAACTTTTCTCCTACTTGTGGAGCTGATGTCATTCCATTGACAATAACATTGGTGGAGCTACTCGTTGTGCCGTTGGTTAGGGGTGAACCATGAGGCTGGTAGCTCCCAGACAATGTTTTGGTCACTGTCATATCTGTTGGTATATCAAAAGAAGTAGCAGCAAACTGCTCCAAATAATAAACAGTTGCACTATTTATAACTCTTTTTATTGATACATATATAAAATTTGTAGTACAAGCCACTGATTCAATAGTTCCGTCAGTTGACCAGAGATTCCATCCAAATATTTTTTGTTCTCTTTGTGCTGAATAAACAGCCATTGTTCCGTCAGTATTAACTACAAAGTAGAATTGTTCTGTTCTATCTGGAATAGCATTAATATAAGCAGTATCTGTAGGAGTTCCTATTAAATGATTTGATTCTAAACTTATAGCTAAAGAGGTAAATTCCTCAAAAGATGAGCTGTATAAATACTCTCTAACTGTTTTTCCATTAGTCTGAACATATATAGTTGCTCCATCAAATATTCTAGGCATTGCTTTTTCTTGTGCGCCTATAGTAGTTTGTCTAATAATCTGTACATCTATAGGTGTTATTGGTTTAGAGACTTGAGGTTTTAGATAAAACTCAGATGTATTGGTTAATATTTCTAGAACTTTTCCAGAAATTAAATGTCTAATCTCATTGATTTCGTTAGAAGCTATTTGTATTTGTACCGAATCTGTATCAGCTGCGGTTCCAACATCAAAGTTAAAAAATTGACCTACCTTACTAGATTGTATTCCGTCTGGTAAAGAAGTTACTCCTCCAAAAAATAAACGATTTTCATGAAAAGTTACTGCTCTTGGATATCCGTTTACAGCAGAAAACACTTGTTCGTCCCAGTTTCTAGTAGGAGGGTGTCCAGATACAGTTACTCTAACACCGCCACCATCTATTGATTCTGTTGCTGCATCACTACTACCTGTTGTAAATGAATAATGATTATCATCTACTGTTGTAATTGTTCTAGCTCCATTAAGATTACTATAAGCAATACCCGCTCCATCAACATCATTGATAGATTCTGCTCCAGCAATCGTTACAGAAGCTCCTGTGCTAAAACCATGTGCTACATGAGTTACTACAACAACAGCACTTCCAGCTGAAGTTGCAAACGGATCTTCATCTAATTCTAATATTGGTACAGACTTTAATGTAGCTGTAACCACAGTAGTACTTGTAAAGCCCGTAATAAGCAATTCTGCATCCATGTATCTAATTCTTGTACCAACATAGGCATCAGTAAAATAAGCCGAAGAAGCTGTACATGTAACACCTGTAGCGTCTTTTGTTACTGAATTAATATCTAGAGTAATAGTATCACTAGCAAACTTAAAATAAGGTTGATATAGCATTTCTCCATTAATGCTTGAGTCAAAAGTAAAATCAGCTTTAACAAATGATGATGCACCTGTTCTAGTAATCATTGTTGGAGCATGGTCTTTATGTACAATAATCATTGTATCGCCTTGCTGTGTCCAATTTAACTCAAATAAATCAGCTAATAACCAAGAGCAAGAAGTAATTGTTTGTAATAACGCTCCCGCTGTAGAGTATATTTTTAATACTGTGTTTTGAAATGCAAAAATATATTCTTGATCTTCGCTAAATATAAAAGATTCTAGTCTAGTACTAGCTCCTAAGTCTCCTCTATAGTAAGTTCCACCTCTTCTTTCTACTGGTCCTTGATTAGTGTGTATAGTATTTCTAGATTTTTTTAAACCTGAACCATATGAAGTCATGTCTGTTCTTGAAATTAGATTAGGGTCAAGCTCGCCTTTATTAAAATTGGATTGATGTATTCTATGGATTCCCATTTACGATGATACAGTGGCTTTGATTGTCCCCATAGCCCCTGAGTTCCTCCTATTTCTAAATCTACTAACATCTAATCTTCTTGATGTCTGAGCTTGAGAGTCTTGGGCTTTTGCTATTGCAAGTTGTTGCATTGCTCTTTGTTGATATAACTGAGACAAGCTATCGTTTCTAGCTATTGCTCCAGCAAATAATGATGCGAGTTCAAAAATTAATGCTTGTTTAAAGTATGCTGGAAAATTAGCTTCTGAGGGTTGATAAGTATAATCAGCTACTACTACGTCAGAAGTAGAGGCATCACAATACAAGAAGTCTTCATATCTATCATATTCTATTACGTTATCACCTACTGTTAAAGTATGAATGATTAAAGTTCCTGATGGTACTGCGTATTTAGCAGAGTATCTTGCTTCTGGTGCATCTGCATGTCTTGATAGTTGTGATTGTTTAGATGCAAATCTCCATCTAAGTCTAGTTAGCATAGTTTCTAGTGTAGTTTCATACAGCTGACTCGCCACTTTTGATTCAGTAGTGCTTTCTGTGAACGAAGTAATAGTGTTAGCTCCTACTAAAACCATGCCTTTGCTACATAATGTGTATTTACTTTCACTCATAATTTTTTAAGTGATGCGGGAGACACTTGGAGAATCTCCCACATCTGGAATGTTATGTTCCGTTTACCGTTGTTACAGTTGCCGCTGCTGTTGCAGATGAGACATAAATCACATCCACTGTCGCAGTACCGCCTGATGTACCAATAGCTATAATCACATCAAACTTTTTAAGGTCTGCTGTGCTTGTGCTGAAGTAACCAGATGCAATAATTACTGATAAAGCATCAGTACTCTTGTATAAAAAGAGATTATGATCGCCTCCACCAGCTATTTTTTTAAGGTTTGCTGCTGCATATGCCATATAATATTCTCCTTATTCAGTAATCTGTACTTTAATCATACCAGATTCGTCTATTTCAACGGCTCCAGCTGAGAAGTAAGAGGTTACTAAGTTACTTACCTTTTCAGGCACGTAGTTCATTTCTGTTCTAATATCAGAACCCGTTGCCAAACCTATTGCCGAAGCATGGTAAGCGTGACATTCACGAGTTGTACTTGTTATAGACAGTCCCGAGTGTACAAAGACTGTAAACCCTAACCAACGCTTAGCAGTCATACCGCCAGCATATGGTAGGTCAGCTTCGCCCACATATTCTGCTCTTGAAAATTGATCCAAAGCTAATAAATCAGCCCAACCAGCTGGAGATACTACTAAGTATCTTTGCCCGTCGTCTGGAACATCAGCAGAACCCATGTCTTCCCAGATAGAAGTTGCTTTAGCTAAAGTAAATGCCGCACTTCCGTGAGCAATATTGTTACTGTTGCCGTTAGCATCTAATACTGTGAGGATAAGGTCGTCAATTTTTCTTCCTAAAGCACTAGCAGCAGATGTTGCAAGTACTTGTCTTTCGTCAATGTTTGTTTTTAGTTCATCTAATGTGTCGACATAGTCGGCTGCATAGAAGTCACTAAGTGTTGCGTCAACAGTAGTGTGAGCCACTTCCATTGTAGAAACTTGTCCGTGTCTAGATTTAGTAGACGCAGTACCTTTCCCTACTTTTTGAAAGCGAGCTTGATTACCCACCACGTTGTTTGATTGGCGTACAGTATTCTTCAGTTTTGATCCCATGCGCTGGTAAGCCATATGCACTTCGGCTTCAAACTGCTTAATAAACGCCGTTGAAATTTGAGTTGCCATTAGCAATTCTCCTTTAAAAGTTACGTTATATTACAGTTGTCCTTTTTAACTTACCATCGGTTGTCCACAGTGGACCGATATCATCTAAAACGGGCTGTATCCCATTAGATACCTTATGTATCTTCTTATAAAAATACAATAACTTAACACCTTTTACAAGAATAGATTTAGTATTAAAAGAAAAACCTTGCCATTTTAACCACTTAATAGTGTTTTTGTTGTCTTTAGGTACAAGATTAGCCACATACTCATAGTCAGAAAGAAAAAATTCTGTCCACTTTTTGTTTCTTTTTAAGAAATAAGACCATTGTTTCTTAGTAAAGTCTGTAGACAAAAACCAAACAGCTCCTCTCTTTTGATTCTTTTCCTCAGAAACTACACCAAACATTGCTAAGACTTTATCTTCTTCAAAGATAGTATAAGTTCTTATTCCCTTTCTACTGTACCTAAAAACATTAGTTAAAGCAGTTAAGGGGTCGTGTCCCATAATAGCCAGTTCATACTTATCAGATTCTTTTAATTTAAAAGCTAACTCAAAAGCATGAGCTGGTATTCCTTTTTCTACATAAAGCATTTATAACTTGCCGGATAGTTGTAATCTCCCAAAGGCTTCGTCTACTTTTCTTACATAGTCTTTGTCTCTAAATCTAGGGTCAAAGTATTTTTTGTCGTTCATCATTTCTCTTACCTGAGAAAGATCTAACTCTCTTTCTGGCATAGCTACAGTGTTTGCTCTTGAAATGTTTTGTTTACTTGACTCCATAAGAGTTTCCATAACCTCAATTCCTCTAGCAGATAGCCCTAAAGTTTGTTGTAAAACTTCAAATTGCTCTGGATTAAGCATAGTACTAGCCCAATTGTTAGCAGCTTGTATTCTTTCCTTTGCGTTTTCTCCTAGATTTTTCATTTCCTGTTCAATATCTGGTTGTTGTTGTTGAGCAAATTGAATGTACTGGTTAATTCCATCTTCAAATTGGTCTTGGTCTAGCCCTGTTGCATGGCATTTTTCTCTCCACCATCCTGTTAATGGGTTTTCTTCTACCATTTCTTCGGTTAATCCTTCCATTAAAGGTGGTAGATTATAACCTTTAGAGTCTTCAGGTAGTCCTTCAGCAGCTTCTGTTTTCAATTCTGCAATCACAGCTTCTCTAACTTCTTCTTGTTTACCACTCGCAAATTTTTCTAGATGAGCGTATGACTTAGCCATGTCCTCTAGATTAACTTCTCCTGAATCTGCATTCCAAAATTTTTCTGGAATAATCTCAGGTCTTTGTGCGGTAGGCTGGGGTTCTGTATTGATTTCTGTTCCACGTGAAAGGTCACTTGTTGTCTCAGGTGCTACAGGCTCTGTAGTTTCTAATTGTTCTTCGCTCATTTAATATTCTCCTGTACTGTGTTTTGGCTTATGCCTTTATTTGCTCTTCTTTGAATAAGTCCTACTAAATAGCGTTGACCTTCTAGATGTCTCAGATGTTGATCCGTTATCTCTGGACCAGCTACTGCTTCTAGAGTCAATGATTTTAAGTATTTAAGAATAAAAGAACCACCATCTGTGCTGAACATTTTGTAAAACAAAGTATTTAAGTTCTCCTCATCTTTAGGACTTCGTTGGATATTATCCAATCCTATAAGCTTATTGGGCTTTTTCTCTGACATATTTACTCCTTATTGCTCGGGAGGTGCTTCCTCCTGAGGTTGTTGTTGTTGTTGCTGCTGTTGTTGTTGCATCATCTGTTGCATTTGTTGTGCAGCTTCTTGCATTTCTTCCTTAGAACGTATTAAATTCTCTGGAATCCCTAGTTTTTTAGCCACATACTTAGCTACTTCATCTTGTTTTATTAAGATATTCATAAGTTCTGGACCTACTCTGCCTTGTATCATGCCTAAAAATCTATCAATAGTAGCTACATCGCTCTGTTGTTGAGCTTGTGCTAAAGGAGAAGTAGATACAATTCTTACTTCTTTACCATTTATCTTTGGAAGACTAATGCTTCCTTGCTTCTTAAGAATATAAACGATTCTTTCTAGCAAAGGATTAACTAATTCTGATTGCAATCTACCGAATGCTGAACCTATTTGACGTGACAAGTCTGCTTGTCTTTCTGCTACCTCAGTAGCTGACATTGGAGTTGAAGCATTAGGATTTCCTAGCATATCATTATATAAGGCTTTCTTAATATTAGCCCTCATGTCATTTAAAACTAAGTCTGATACTTGGAAACTTCCAGCTGGAGCTATAGGAGTTAATCCTTGTGAGCCAGCAGCTTTAGGAATTATAGTTCCCGGAATCAATTGAATGTTATCTACATTGACAACACCATCGTCTTCAACCTGATACATACCAGAGATAGACATCTGTGCATTTTCTAAAATCATTTCAATTGTAAGATTTGCTACCTTAATTGCTGGCAAAGCATTCATTAATGGTCCACGACCATAGACTTCACCCGCACATTTACTCCATCTATAGATCAAATATGGGTTAGAACCCCTACCTTTGAACGTATCTGAGTACAGTTTATGCTCATACATCTTAGAAATAGCACAAAATTTGTACTCTTCTTCCTTAGTATTGTAGTAATTTCTGTATACAACCTCTATTATTTCACATTCTTTGTCTGGATTCTTGTTCATGTCAGTCATCATCTTGTCGCTAAGAACAGCATTTGGGTAAGCAATTGCTAATTCTTTCATACGAATTACTCGTCTTCTAAAAACATGGTCGACTTTGTCATCGTGTCCAGATGTTATCCAAACTTGAGGCAAAGGTATTGCTCTAAATCTTATAGGGTTAACAGCATCTCCTTCTTCAACCAGTAAGACTCCTGTTCCTAAAGCCATATCTAAAAATGATTCGTGTACTTCTTGTGAGAAATTAGATGAGTGTAATATTTCAAACACATAGTCTGTCACCATGTCTAACATCTCATTTACTTCTTTAGCTTGGTCAGGTGGAATGTCTGTTCCCGCTACAAAATCAGCCCATCTAGCATAGTTTGGTACGATACCAGCTTGTAATCTTGAAGCAAATTCCTGTACACCTACTACTGCGGTCTCATCAAATATTCTATCAGTGCGTCTTCTTCCTTGAGTTTCATTAAAAAAACTTTCTTTCTGAGGTAACGCATACTCATAGCACTCTTCAAAAGTGTCATGCCATTGATGTTTAATTGTTTTAGCGTGTTCGTATCTAGATAATAATTGTTTAACATCTGAATCGTTAACATTAACTTGAGGCTGTTCAAGCGTTTCTATCATTCTAAGCTCCTAATGTAGTTTTAGACATCAAATCAGTTGCTACTTGAAATCCCTCTCCGCCTTTTCTACTTGAGCTAGACAATAATGACCTACGGTTTTTTCTTCCGTAAGCATCTTGAACTGCTGTTTCAAAAGCTTCATCTTTAATTCTTGATTTTTCGTTTAAAGCTACTCGCCTTTCTCTTGCACGTTTCTCAGCCGCCTGTTCCGCAATACGAGGATCAGGTGGTGGCGGTGGCGCTGGTTGTCCTCCTCCTCCTCCACACATATCATTTTCTCCTTTCGTTGTAATGCTTTGGCTTAACGTCAAATACATTAAAATTTCTTTTTGCTACTATAACTTTGCTAGTTTTCCCACCAATTGTCAATGCTCTTCCTTCTCCAGCACCTAATAACATATACTGTAGTGCATCGTGTATGTGGGAGAATCTATTTTTATTTGGTTTCTCATCGTATCTTTCTCCAGATACTTGCATTCTTCTATAATGATATCCACCATCAAAACCTTTAATAATATTTATACACTTAGGGTCTATTAATAAACCTGAATCTCCATCTATCATTCTAGATAAAGTAACATTAACACTCTCTAATCTCAACATAACATCGTTACTAGGTGCGGGTCTTGCACTGATTCCTCTACCTCTTAGTATCTGAAAGGGAGTTGATTCATCAGTCTGCGCTCTATGGTCTCCAGCTGGGTCACCAAATATAACAAAGTTTCTAGGTAGATACTCTGCCATTTTTTGTTTCATAAGGTCTGAGAACCTTAATATACCCATATCTTCTGCTACTAATTCATCAATGATAAGCCATCTACCCCTAACTCTCTGTCCAAATACACAGGCTGGAGTCAATCCAAAGTCTATTCCTACGTATATAGGACTATCTTTCATGATAGCTACGTCTGATTTAGCTACATGAACGTCTCTTCTAAACATTTCATAGACAGGTTTGCCGTCTTCAATCTGTCCTAGCTTGTTTAATATATAAACATCTATCCATGATTTAGTCTTACCTCTAATAATATTAGAATAATAATTGGGCGTTAAGTTTTTGCCGTTCTCTTTATTTTTGTTTTCATCGTAAGTATGCAAATGACCATCATCATCAAACACCTCAGTCATTGCTGGAGGCTGATTCCAGAATCTCCAGTTGTCTGGTTTGATTAACATCTTGGCTTCTTGTTTGGTAATGTAATCAGGAATAACAGCTTCACCCGCCAATATTGACCACCAATGATCCGTATCAGGTGGATTGGTATCAGCAATTACACCATACCAACTGGGTCCGCCATCTCTCATAGAGGGATATCTACCTACCCTCATAGTACAAGCATCAATAATTGACTTAGGTATTTCCCTTGCCTCGTTAATCCATGCTCCTGTTAACTCTAATGAGAGTAATTTCTTTACATCTTCGGGTCTATCTAGGGCTAGAAAGATAACCTCAAGGTCAATCTCTCCTTTTTTAATGTGATGAGTGTAGGGTACTGACCAATGAAACTTACCCCATTCTTCTTCTGGGAACCAATCCAGCCAAGTCTTAATGGTAGTAGTCTTAAGTTGTGGGTTGGTGTTACGAATGACAGCCCATCTGGACTTACGCTTACCATCCACTCCAATCTTTTGCTCAAGCGCCCTACGTAGTATTTCAATACAACAAGATACAGACTTACCACTACCTACAGGACCTCGCAGTCCTCTAAAGAATGATTCGTCTTTCATGAATTGTTTTATCGTATCGCCATCTGGCTTATAACTTAATGATGCCATCTTCTGTAACTACCTTTTTATCAGTTACCATCTTGTATAATTGTTCCAGTGTAACAGGGTTTAGGGTTTCAAGTACCTTATCAGCCTCATAATCGGTTACAAAGTCTTTAGGATAGTCTTTCATGTATCTAAGTTTAACGGCTGTTCTAAGTTTCTTAAGACCGTCGAATGAATATTTATTAAGTTTTTCTAATGAGTGAGCCATTAGTAATCTTTTACTCTCCTCACTCCACCTGACATATCATAATGCGTTGGTTTTATTTTCATATTAGTTAATGGTTTCAGTGGTATTTTAACAGATTTGTTTAATAAACTTATTGGAAGCGGACCATGAAAAGATTGGGAAAAACCACTTTCAGAAGCTCCCTTAGAAAACATAGTAGGTTTCCAGCCACGCTTTCCAAGCTCAACATTGGTATTTACTTTGGATGCAGCTAACATTTCTTTTTGGTTGAGTGTTACTTTCCGTAATTCTCCTCCGCCTTTATTAGCCATCCCCACCCATGCTTTACTGTATGCTTTTAGGTCATCTTCAACTTTTGGTAGTTTATTTAATTTTGTTTTAGATACTACGCCATAAGGCATTGTATGTCTTATTGCATAAGCTTGTTTATTAGTCCACCATTTATCATATTTAGCTCCCTTTAAAGATGTGGGGAACGGATCTCCTTTTACGCTACCACTATACAAAGTATATTTTCTTGGTGGCACTCCCATTGAGTTTTTTATAGATTGATTTAAAACTGCTGGATGTTGCTTAGTAACAATAGATTTTGCTAGATGAGTTTTACCGTAGTTGAATAATGATTTGCCAGCTGTAAAAGCAACTTTAGCTGCACCAGTAACTCCTAATGCATAAGAGCCATACTCTAATCCTTTATAAATATTGGCAACATTACGATTAGTAATACGCCTTTCTTCTGGGGTTGATGGATCTTTAACAGTTCTTTTAGGTAGTAAGCTCATTACTGTCCATCAATCAGTTCTTTTGCCATACGGGTGGCATCTTCTCTGCTGTGTCCACGATGCATTTTAACTTCTATGTATTGTTTGACCTTCTCATTACGCTCTTCGCGCTTTTGTACTTCAGATAGAGCCAGTATCTTTGCAGCCCTTCTCTCTAGTTTCTGTATTCTAGTTAAGCTTTTTGCCATTAGTATTTCCTCTTGTTCTTATCTTTGGCTGCCTTACGTCTTTCGTTCTTCTTACTTGCCATTACTTAGGTTTCTTAGGTTTCTTTCTTGCCGCTTTGTTCATAGCATCAATATGAGATTTTATAGCTTTGTTATTAAACAATAAGCTTTCTTTTTTTGAAGAAGGTATATTATTAAGATTAGGTTTTAGTAACCCCATATCTTTTGCTTTAATCATTACGCCCGCTCTAAATTCCTTTTTAGTAATTGGAGTATATTTTTTTGATGGGTTAGGTTGCATTTTTCTAAGTAAAGATTTATTAAAATGGTTTCTTAATACATTGTAATCTTCAGCAAGATCAGAATATGGTCCTCTACTATTTTCTAATCCAACCTCATATTGGTCTTTTTCACGTCTTGCACCTTTTCTTCTTGGAGAATCATAATTTCTTTTACCTGACATTATACCTGTCTTAGGATTGTTTTTAACTTTGCTAAAGTATTTAGCGGGTCCTTGTTCTACGGCATTTTGTATTGTTCTGCCGTCTTTCCCTAAACCTACATAACTAGTTGTACCACCTGTACCAACTCTAACGCCTTGTTCATTCATAACAGGCTGTCCTTTTTTAAACTGACTAGCAAATCTAGGAGAGTTATTAACAAGTTTTGGGTTTATAGCTAAAGTTTGCTTAATACTACCACCTACGGTATTAGCACCTCTAGTATTCTTAAGTGGACTTCCAGCATACTTATAAGCTTGTTGAATACCTTTAACACTTATTCCTTTAAGGAAATGAGCGCCTAATCCAACAACTCCCGCTACAGGGATAACATACTCTACTCCCGTGAAAAGAGACCTATTAGTATTACCACTTAAATTCTTAACATTACTTATTTCCTTTTTACGAATAGCTTGTCTAACAATAGGATTATTCTTTAGGTTAGCTAATTGATTAGTGTTTGATCTATAGTTTCTCATATCTTCATTCTATAACTAAACAACGAGCTATTTCAAGGTTAAATTTTTTTGAATTGCGCTACTCAGTGTTTGGAGCATCGAGCCTTTTTGAGGTCTGGCTAGATTGAGGGACGTATCTCCCTTGAATAAGGAGATTTTCTAACCCCCCTCCCTCTCTATGTGTCGTGCTACCGTGAACTCAGGGGGAGGGTAGTATGTACGAAACTTGTTTCGCTCCGCTTGCTTATAGCGAACATGTGAGCTATTGATTAGTGTACGGAGTACTTCTATTGTGGGGTGGGCATGCGGTGGCTCCGTGTCAACGGAGGGGAGCTATGACAGGTCTATCTTGACAGTGAAGTCCCCTGACAATAGGTGCATATGTTTATCCGGTGCCTTGAATCCTCCCCTATCTAGAATGTCCTTAGATGCTTCAAGCTGTACATACTCAGACTTTGCCCCATCAGTCAATCTTACTAGGGAATTCAATGCCTTAGAGGTAGACATGTTAACCTTATATTGTATCTGGCTTCGGTAGTATTCCTGGACCTCAGACTTATGTAACATTCGTGAGGCACTTACCCTCGAGCTTATCCCTTTGTATCCAGCCAGTTTAGATGCCTCTGTTATAGTGCATCCTTTAGATACGAGTATATCTACTAGCTTCTTTGCTTTTGGGTTAATCTCTTTCTTTTTAGGCATCAAATCCATACTTCATATCTTATTCTATTGGATGTAATAAGACAATCTCGAATATTATGGATAGACTTGTATATACATAATATTGAGAAGACGACACGACTTTAGATCGTGGAGTCATCCTTGCAGTCGCAAGGTATATAGGGTAAGTATCTAGTTCTTGTTTTTTCTCTGTCCTTATCCTGTCATTTTTATTTCAGACTTTTAGTTATTTGTGATAACCGTACCTCTATAAGTTCCGAAAGGTCAATTTCCTTCCATACCAACCGAGCCTCTCATTGACCTTTCACTGACTTTAGAGGGTATTGGCTACACAATAACAAAAGGCTGTAATGCAGTCAGGATAATATAATGACAGAGAAAAATACAAAACTAGAAAATATAATAAGCAAGCATGTTTCTGATTTGGAAAGGATTGAAGCACCAAGCTCACATGAAAATCAAAAGTATGTACCATCTTACTATTTTGCTAAGAGTTTATGCGACTCTACATGGTTCGAAATGCAAAAGATGGAGACCAAACTATCTGGAATAGTTGCTCAATTAGAAACTGAGAAAAGCTCAGTAGATGCTGAGAAAAACAAGGAGTTAATTTTAGACTTGAATGAGTTACTACAATATTACACTTTAGTTAATAGACTTAAGAAAGATGTTCATGCAAAACTTGTTAAGACTCTTGAGTCTGAGTTTGACATTGAGTACAAACATCCTAGAACATTTACTAAGAAGAGACCAATGGCTAAATCAAAACCAAGAGTTAATTATTCTAACTTAGGATAATCTAATCAAAGATTCCAAGTTGAAATTAAAGTTCAGCTTGGAATCATTTCCCCTTACGGAGGTAGAAAATGTATAACAAATCAGCAAATATTATGCTGTTTTCAGCATGGCTTGGACTTGTAATATGTTGCATGATTGCAATATTTTATGGTTGATGATTGACAGATGAAGTATAATAATAGTATAATAGAAGTATAACAAATAACTTGGAGATTAACTAATGAGTAGAAGCTATCCAATCTGGAACAATATAACAGCATGTATTTATAAATCAAGCAAATCATACGGCGTTAAAAATACAGGAGTGAACAACGTGGTAGTTGGTACAAGTGCTTCAAATTCTCACGAGTTCGCAGCGATTAAAACAACCCATAGAATTATGGATAACGGCGACAGGCAATATAGATTATATGTTGATGGTTGCCTAATTAAATGTGGAGTACTTGCAAAAGGAAAAGATAAATTAGTACTTAGTGATTGGGTTGATTTGATGCCCGATGATAAGAATGAACGATGCGATAATTATTATCAAAGTTATTTCGGGAAGTCGCAACAATGAATAAGAGAATCGGGGACTCACATTATATGAAGGGAATATTTATAGATATATACAGAGGTCAAAAGATATATCAACAGTATGTATTCAGAAGTCTTTGGGGTTGTTCAGAAAATGATCCCGAGCAGAACGGGGCATTGACTATGCCCTATGATGAGTTTAGAAAAGAAGGATGTTATTTTGTTTGGACTGAGTTCCATTCGGTTAACCCCGCAGAGCCTAACTCAAAAAAATACATACCTATAATTGATATCACTGAGACTGGATATCACAGCAATCCGCTGCCTAGCATAAATTTAGATTTGCCTGAACGAGTTGAAGACATGCACAAA